GTCAATTTGGTTTGCTGCCCTCATTTCAATAACTATGCTTTCGTCTAAACCCGGTGCGTTTTGGTCATATACTATTTGATGCGTTGCCGTTCCTTGTCCTTGTATAGTATGCGAAAATACACCGTTTCTATGTACGTCAATATAATAGTCAGTTGAAGCGTCACTTGGTACTACTGTCGTGTTTATTACAAATCTATAATATTGTGAACCTACTACGTTAGAATAATTGTATGTTATTGTGTTTGTTGTTAAGTCAACACCACTATTGTTTGGAGCAGTTCCAGCAGCATACACTACACTTGCAAAGTCAACTTCTTTAGCACCAGTTATAAATGTATTTGATTTCGTGTTTTTCGCCCAAAGAAAACATTTCTTAAACCTTTCATCATTTAAAAAAGTACCCGTGAAAGTTATGCCATAATGCGTAGCAATTACTTCAAATAGTTTTTTAATTTTTACTGCTGGAAAAAGTTCGTTAAATAATATTCGACCACCACCAGTTGTTATGTCGTTAGAACCACCACCAGTAATTTGCCAATTCCTATCCGAACTAATTAAAGGGTATCTAACATCGTAGTCGGTTGTGTCATCCGTTATTCTATTAAAAACTTCTACACCCGTATAAGTGTGGTCTAAAGAACTTAAATCAACATCGCTTAACATATCTTCGCCAAACTTATCTTTTAAGCTTGTGATGTCACCATAAAATGTTAGCGTATAGCTTTCGGGTTTACCATCTTTTAAGTTTGCTTTTTCAAGTTGTATTTTACCAGTTCTAAATGGTGTTAGGTTTATGTCAAGTTGTGCGTCTTTTCGTATGTTTACATTAAACGTAAATTGTGTTGGTGAAGTTGGTGTTATGTTAGTCGGGTTATATCCGTAAACATCACTATTGTAAAAGTGTTGGAATACCTTATTATTTGTTTTGGTTGCTGGTACGGTAAACGATTGACTGAAGTCACTATAAACCTTGCTAATATCTTGGATGTTTTGAACACTTGAATTTACTTGTATTTGTTCGTCATCAAACAAGTCAAGCTTTACCCCTTCAACATATATTTGTACGCTTCTTTTCATTTATATTACGCTATTAATCATATCAAAACCATACTTGAATGTGATGTTGTAATTTATGTTTCCTTGTGCATTTACACCTTTTAGCTTTTCTATGCTTTTAGTGTCTACGGTTACGGGTAAACTATCAACAAGAACCTTTTCACTTAACATTATTTGTTGTATTGTTTCGGAATAACTTGGTGCAACGATTCCAGTATTACAAGTAATTGTTTCTTGACCGTTGTGGTTGAATGCTTGTCTTTGTCCTTCAAGTGTAGAATAGCTTAATGAATTGCTTTGCATTAAATTGTAAACGCTTTCTTTCGTGTTTATGTTGTTTTTTGATGCCTTATAAAACCATTCACGTTGCCAAAAACCCATTTGATTTACAAAGTCTACTAAAATTGGTGTGTACTTTATTTCGCATTTTGGTCTGAAATACCAAGTGCCGTAAAGTGTCGGTGAACCAGCACCAAGATTATCCCAAACTTCTAACTTGTTGCCGTCAGCATAATAGTCATACCATACTGTTGGCACGTCGTATAAATCTGCGGATGCAAATGGGTTCGTAATAATTTGCGTTGCACCACTTACTAAATTTGTATATTTTAAATCTACTAAAACCCCAGCACCTAAAAAACCCATTAATCCAGCACGTTGCGATTCGGTTGTCGCTGGTGTATGTGTGCTTTGATAATGATAATAATAAGTGCCTTGTGGTAAAGATGCCGTTTGGTCAGTTGTAAATTCTAAACTTGTTAGTTGTGGGTTAGCACCTTCAGAATAATATCCGTAGCCATCCATACAATAGTAAGTTGTAGTATCTAACAAAGTGTAGTTACCCGAAGTTGTTTCTTTGTATCGCTTTAAATCAAGCTTAACCATTTGGTTGTAATTGTTAGCAGCAACACCAGTAGAAACACCCGAACCAATAGCCGTTTGTCTTGTAGTAAATTTTAAATATTCCCTTGTGTAAGGTGCAACATCGTAATACATCTTCAAATTGTTAGATGCTGGTATAAGCTTTTGAATAGTGTATTGTGGATTTGTTGGCACACTTGTACCCGAATAGTAATAGAACAGTTCAAGCTTTGAACCGACAACCGAAGATTCGTTAACTTCTACAATGTATGGTGAACGTGCAAATATTTTATTCATTATTTAGTTTTTAAGTTTTCTTCTATTATTGAAACAAGTAAATTTTCCATATCTAAACCGTACTTGTCTATTAGTTCGTTTGGTAGTTTTTCAAAAGCACTATTAAATGGTTTAGTAAAAAACATACTTGCTTTTATTCCGTGATGAAAAACGCTTCTTGCAATTAAAAAGTTAATTGTTTTTCTTTTTAAGAACTTACCAGTTTTTTTATCTCTTATACCTTTAATTGGTTTTCTTATTGTCCACTTATCAAATGCACTCGGTGGTGGCATACCTTTTAAACCACGTTTACCACCTTTGCTTTTATAGCTAAAGTTAGAAAGTGACTTACCACTTTTTACACCTCTTACACCTTGGTCTTGAAACCATCCGTAGTTATCCATTTGAAAGAATACACGAATAGAATTTGGCATTTGTTTAACTTCGCCTTTTATGCTATCGTCAAGTTTACCACTTACATTTTTATTTGTTCTTTGCAAATTATCTTTTGCAGCTTGTACTACTCGTTGTTCAAACTCTTGCAATGCTTCCAATAAAAAGTTAGTTTCAGACATCGCAAACAGTCATAACGTTAGGTGTGTTTATGTTTACGGTCATAGTCCAACCAGCTAATTTTGAAGAAAAGCGTTCTACAAATATTTCTAAATTTGGTGTTCCGTCTACTTGGTAATTGTCATCGTATAAATTACCACGTCTTAACTTTTCGTAAAGTCTATTAAGAATGTTTAGTTGTGTGTTTAGTACATCTTGTTCGTTGTCGTTATTTCTAAACTTGTCAGTAGTTTCGTCTTTTGATTCGTCTACGACATCCATACTTAAAATGCTAATATTGTATTGGATAACATTATCAACAAACGTAGCACTATTTACTATTATGTGGCATAGTGGGAATATAGTTTGGGAAGATAAATCAACGTCGAAGATGTCACCACTTGATACGGTGTTAACTAACGCATCGTTGTTTAGTTCGGTTTGTAGCTTGGTTAGAATTTCGTAGTACATTATTTTATTTTATTTAGTTGTCGCTGCATTTCACTATGTTCAATATCTCTTTTTTGCTTTTCAAAAGTAAGCCAGGTAAAGCAGTCGTGTAGTGGTAACGTGGTGACATTTCGAAAGTTTGCAAGTTTTCCTTCAGCGATTGCATATATGCTTTGATACCAGCCCCATTGTTTACCAAATTGATTTCTTGCTGAAAAGTCGCCATCACTTCCTTGTTCGTCATCTGCACTTCTAAATATTGAATTGTACTGTTCAGCAATTCGCTTGTTAAAACGCAAAAAAAAACCTTCGCAGCAAGTGCTACACCAAGTGGTGCAAATTTCATCACTTCGGCATAGTTAGCAGAACCTTCGTATTCTTCTATTAAGTATTTATCTTTCTTCTTTTCAATTACTGGACGATATAAAACCGCCATTGCTTTGTGTAGTGTGTCAATCGACTTTAAGTTTGTTTCTAAATCTATGTATTCACCGAAAGTGATATCTTCTAAATTTGGTATAAAACCAAACTCATAATCGTTTAGTGTAAATGTTCTTTGAAACTTTGGTTGTTCTTTAAATACTTTTGATAAGTGTATTGTGATGTCTTGAACATCTTGCCACTTTACTTGTAGAACATCACGTAGTCGTAAACCACAAAATATTTCAACCATCTTTTGGCATAAAAATTCTTCGTCGTTCTTCTTTTCGTAGGTTGCCATAAACTTTTGATAGCTTCCTAAAGGAATTTCGTTTATGTTGGTTGGTAGTAAAATTTCCGCTTCCATATCTATATAACTATTTTTTGTGTTTTTGTATTACCTAATGTGGTAAGTTCCATAATTCTTATTGCTTAAGTTTTCCATTTCGTGATAACGTAAAGCATCTATTAAATGGTCTTGTCCACCTTTAGGTTTATTTAATTGTTTACCAGTCTTATCCGTGTCCCAAACATAACCCCTTAATTCTTTTATTAAATTTAAGCTTGAAGATGTAACTAAATATTCTTGGTTTTGCATAAGTTGTATTCCGAATAAAATACTATCCTTTCCTTTTGTACAACCTTTTATTTGATAACCAAGCCTTCTAATTTCTTCAATGCTCTTTGGCTCGGCGGAGTCGGCAATTACTAATTCGTGTTTTGGTAGCTTCTTTGCTATCTCGGCATTCACTAATTTATTTTGGTAGCATATTTCGTTTATTATTCTTTTGCCGTTCCATAGGTAAACCTCAACTATTGCCGTTGGGTCATTACTATACCCAAAGTCAAGCCCATAGCCAATTAGTTTAGCGTCGGTTGGCACTTCGTCTATTTGCTTCCAATTGTCAAAGACTACACCTTGCAAGTTT